TGTATTGATATAGATGAATACAATCTAGATCACTTAAATGTAATGCGCAATGTAAAAGGCATGGGCTTTCCATTAGTGACTTTTAGATCAAAGTCTGGTGGTGCACATTTATTTTTATTTGCTAAAGAATTTGTACCTGCAATATTAATGCAGACAAAACTAAAAGCTATGTCAGAAGCTTTAGGTTATGGAGGTAGTGAAATATTTCCGAAACAAACTGAAATATTAATTGAGCGTGGCGATACGGGTAACTTTTTAAATTTACCATATCACGGCGGTGTTCGTGGTTTGAGATACACGTATAAAGCAGGCGGAGAAGCGGCTAACTTAGAAGAGTTTTATACTATCTATGATGAATGGGCACAGACCAGAGAACAAATAGAGGGTATAACTATACGAGAAGATACAAAGACTAAAAAAGAAGAGGCGTTTCCTGATGGACCACCTTGCCTAAACAAATTAGCAGACGAAGGGTTTGGTGAAGGATCTAGAAACAATGCTTTATTTAACGTATCTGTATTTTGTAAAAAAGCACATCCAGATGATTGGGAAAACCAGGTTGGTATTTATAATCAAAAATATATGGATCCACCACTTAGTTATCAAGAAGTGCAGTTGGTAATAAAATCTGTAACCAGAAAAGGTTATGATAAATACAGATGTAAAGAACAACCGATTTGTAGTGTTTGTAAACCTGCTCAATGCAGAACAAAAAAACATGGTGTTGGTTTTGAAGAAGAACAGATGCCAGAACTAGATACACTTACAAAGATAACATCTAATCCACCACAATGGTTTTTAAATGTTGATGGTACAAGAGTTGAGTTGAAAGCAGAACAATTACATAATCCTAATTTATTTGCGTTGGCACTTTTGGAACAAGCAGACATTGTCGCTCCTATTATGAAAGCTCAAGATTGGAGAGAAGTTTATTTAAAACCGTTGATGTCAAACTTACAAACAGTAGAACCTCTGGAGTCTTTGAATCCAATAAATCAAATTATAAATTTACTGTACGACTTTACAGTGAATAGACCTGCTGCAAGAACAAAGGACGACATACTAAATAAAATGTCGTACACAGAAGAAGGTTATACATATTTTAGAATGGATGACTTTTATTCTTTCTGTAAAAGAAACAACTGGGACATCGACAAAGTCAAGACGGGTAATCTGATGAAACAGCTAGACGACATCTTTGAAGAAGAGATTAGAATGGTTCTAAAGAACCAAACACCAAGAGTCATAAAAATAAAAGCTATGAAAAAAGATAAACCTGCTCTTAGTAAAGTTAAATATGAGGAGACTCCGTTTTAGTGAAAACCATAATACTAGGACCGCCGGGGACTGGAAAGACTACAACGCTATTAGATTTAGTGGATGAGTTTATACGCGCCGGTACAAACATAAAGAACATAGGATATTTTTCTTTTACAAAGAAAGCCGCGTGGGAAGCAACACGCAGAGCAGAAGAAAAATTTATGATCGATGCCAAAGATATTCCTAACTTCAGAACTTTGCACTCTTTTGCTTTTAGAACACTAGGTATGAAAAAAGAAAGAGTGATGGGTCATGGTGATTACAGAGACTTTGGTGTTAAGATGGGTATACCTATCAAGACAGCGTGGTACAGCCAAGAGGACGGTATATTTAATTCTGACAATGAGTACTTACGATTAATCAACAAAGCAAGAGTTTTAGAAATTCCTGTGTTGGATCAATACGACAAAAACGAACACAGTATGGACATAGAACGTGATGTATTATATCTTATAGATCAAGAACTTAAAAGGTATAAGCAAGAGAAAGGTCTTTATGATTATGATGACATGTTGGAAAAATTTATTAAATCAAGTGTTTCGCCGTCTTTTGACGTATTATTTATTGACGAAGCACAGGACCTCTCACCTTTGCAATGGCGAATGGTCAGGACTCTTTGGTCGAAAGCAGACAAGACCTACATTGCAGGGGATGATGATCAGGCTATATTTAGATGGGCTGGTGCTGACGTTGATAGTTTTATCGCTCTTAAGGAAGAGGTAGATCACGTAGATACATTAAGTCAATCATACAGAGTTCCAGGCGGACCAATACACGAACTTTCACAAAGCATAATTAACAAAGTGTCAAACAGATTTGATAAACCATATTTACCTAGACAAGAATATGGAGATCTTACACGTTACTCAGACATAGCGCAGGTTGATATGACTCATGGTGAGTGGCTGATACTTACAACTGCACACCATTTTTTAGACGATGTAAAAGAATACATAGAACAAAGTGGTTGGTACTATTCACACAAAAGCAAAAACTCAGTCAAGTTAGAATTACTACATGCGATACAAAACTGGGAACGTTGGAGAGGCAGTGAAACACTTTTACCTTATCTTTCAATCAAAAGTATTTATTCTTATCTTGGTGACAATGTTGCACCAGGATATAAAAAATGTGCAACGATGGATGAACAAGAAAGTTATCTCATAGAAGATTGCATCGGGGAACACGGATTACAAATAAATGATGTTTGGTACAAAGCGTTTGCAGGTTTAGATACCAACACAGAAAATTACATTCGTAATATGTTATCAAAAAAAGAAAAGTTTAATCAAATACCAAGACTAACACTATCAACAATACATGCTGCAAAAGGAGGTGAAGCTGACAATGTATTACTTCTTCCTGATATTACTAAGTCTGCTGTTGACAACAATGATCGTGATCCAGATGAATTACACAGATCTTTCTATGTTGCTGTAACACGGGCGAAGCAATCACTACACATACTAGAACCAAGAAACTATGACAGGGCATATATACTGTGAGATTTCATGAACACATAAAGGGTGACAAAGCAGAGTACATTGCTGCGATGTGGTTGTGGGACCAAGGATACCTGGTTTGCAGAAACATGTCACAACAAGGAGCTGTTGATTTAGTTGCAATAAAAGAATATGAGGTTATACTCATCGACGTTAAGTCTGAATGCAGAAGAAAGCGAGACGGATACAAGATAAACAGATCGTTGACAGATGTTCAAAAGGTGCTGGGGGTAAACATTTTAAACGTTAATGTTGACACAGGAGAATGCACATATGTCTAAAAAACACGACCCAGTAAACTTCCCATCACACTACAACAAAGGAGACATAGGTTGCATAGATGCAATCAAGTCATGTCAAGGAGATGGTTTTAAATATTATTTACAAGGCTCAGCCATAAAATATGTTTGGCGTCACGAGCACAAAGGCAAACCCATAGAAGATTTGGATAAAGCTATTTGGTTTTTAAATAAACTAAAAGAGGAATACAAGTGAGGCCTGCTCAACAACCTTTATTTACACCTGAAACAGAGTGGGTTCCACCAACACACCTACCGGATTTATCTGGTTATAGCGAAATTGCTATTGACCTAGAGACACGAGATCCAAACTTGATCACAATGGGGTCAGGCTCGGTAAGAAGAGACGGGGAAATAGTCGGCATAGCAGTCGCGGTCGAAGGCTGGGCCGGCTATTTTCCAATAGCGCATGGAGGTGGTGGGAACATGGACCGCGCATTAGTCTTGGATTGGTTTGAAGAATTATTACAAACAACTTCTACAAAAATATTTCACAATGCCATGTACGATGTGTCTTGGATCAGGTCACTTGGCTTTCACATAAACGGTGGCATCGTAGATACAATGATTGCTGCAAGTTTGATTGATGAAAATAGATACAGCTACACACTAGATTCTGTTGGTAAAGATTATATCGGCATGCGCAAGAATGAAGCTCTTTTAAAAGAAGCAGCAAAAGATTTTAGTGTTGATCCAAAATCAGGTATGTGGGAACTACCGGCACCTTTTGTTGGTGAGTATGCAGAAAAAGATGCAGAGATGACACTGAAGTTGTGGCATGCACTACAGCATGAAATAACAAAACAAGATCTGTGGCATATATTTAATTTAGAATCTAATTTGTTTCCGTGTTTGATTGATATGAAATTTAAAGGTGTCAGGGTAGACATAGAAAAAGCGGGTGTAATCAAAGAGGACCTGATACGAAAAGAGAAAGATGTTTTACAAAACATAAAAAAGAT